TTTCACAATTGCCCGCCCCCGTCCCGCCCGGGTAGGGGAACGGTGATGCGCCAACACGTACTCAACGCCCGCCGTAGGCCGAACAAATTCGGTGTCGGCATCGGCAAGGAAAACCGCGACTCGCACAAGAAGATCGACGCCGCCGTGTGTATGGTGGGCGCTCGCATGATGTGGCAGATCGTCACAGGACAACAGCAAAAAGGACGCGCACCCGGAAGCGGGCGCGTCATAACCTGGTGAAAGGAGCGCAGTGACTTCACCTACGCTCCCAACTCTGCTCGACTGGTACTCGCTTAGCCCGGTCAACAACGGTGTTGTACCGCTGATCTTTGCCCCGGACACGTCGCAAATTGAACTGTCCGACGCCGAGCGAACATCAATGACGCTGCTGGCCACGAAGCTGCTTGACTCGCAATATCAGATTGAACTCAGCCTCAGCGGGATGTACTACGCGGGCACCAACATCGTTCCGTCATTGGGGATTTCGGTCCCCCCGGAGCTGGAACCGTTGCGGGCGACGTTGGGTTGGTGCGCGGCTGGTGTTGATGCCCGCTCGGAGCGGTTGCAAGTGCTCGGTTTTCGGATGCCCGGCCAAACGTCCATTTCAGACGATTTGCAACAGGTGTGGCAGGCCAACAACTTTGACGCCGAGTCCCGCCTGGTGCATGACACCGCCATGATTTACGGGCGTTCGTTCGTTGAGGTCGGCGTAAACGAGGACGGCTCGCCGCTGCTGACCACGGAGTCGCCGCACAACATGCTCGGCGCGTGGGACATCCGCAAACGCCAACTGTCCGTGGCGTATCGGACCTATTACGACGTTGACCCGATGTCGCCTACCTACATGAAGCAGCGGTCCACGCTATACACCCCCGAGTCCACGATCCAGCTCTACCACGACTCCAAAGGCTGGAAAGTTGAGGACCGCAACGACCACAAGCAGGGTCTCGTCCCGGTTCGAATGTTCTCGCACATGCCGACGATTAAGTCCAGGTTCGGCGTCAGTGCGATGGCGAATAGTTGGCGCAACTGCCAAGACAGAGCGTGCCGCACGCTGGTTCGCTCAGAGATCGCATCAGAGTTCTTCGCCACTATGAAGATATTCCTGCTCGGCGTGACCGAGGAGAACTTCCGCGACGGACAGGGCAACCTCGTTTCGGCGTGGGAAACCTACACCGGCCGGCTCTCCGCGTTGGAGGCCGACGCGAACGGGAACCTGCCGCAGATCCACGAAGTCCGCGGGGAGTCCCCGGACGGGTTCATCTCCACCATCGACCAGCAGGCCAAAATCATGGCCGGTTTAACCGGGTTGCCCCCGCAATTCCTGGGGTTGTTTTCGGATGGCAACCCAGCTTCCGCCGATGCGATCCGTATGTCTGACTTCCGGCTCAAGACCACCGCGGACCGGCTGTGCAACAGCTTCGGCAACGAGTGGGAAGCCGTCATGCGGATGACGTATGCGGTGCAGGGCGAGAAGATCCCAGAGGGCTCTGAGCGCCTTGAAACCGATTGGGCCTACACGGGCATCCCGACACCGTCCGCGGATGCGGTGACGGTTACGACGCAGATCGGCGCGGGCATGATCCCGCCCACCGCCGACGATGCACTGGCGGCGTGCGGCTGGTCCCCGGTGCAGCGTCAGCGATTTGAGGATGAGCGCAAGCGGACGCAGGGCACGCAGGTTTTGGCGGCTCAGCTCGGGCAGCTACAGCAACCTCCGAAACAGGCGGTGGATGGGCAGCAGCCCAAGGCCCTGGACAACCTGACCGCCAAGCGGTCCACCGATGCCGCAACCGCAGGCTGACCCACAAACCCAGTCGGCCACCAACACGGTCATAGCTGCCGCTGCGGCAGCCGAATTGGCGTCACTGTGGCCCAGTATCGACTTGGCCGCGCCGGGTGCTGTGGCGTTGGTGGCTGCCGCCTACTACGCCGTCGTGAAGAAGTGGGGCATGGCTTCGGCCACGTCGGCGGCTGAGCATTACGACGCGGTACGGGCGGCGCAGAAGATCGCAGGCAGGTTCCGCGCGGTCCCCGCCGATCCAATTCCGCGAGATGTCATCGACGCTGTTGTGCGGTCGGCGTTCCAAGGCGACCCCAACGCTGATGGGACGACAAACGCCCTGCCTGTCAAGGAGCGTGTGCCGTCGCGGCTGAACGAAGCGGTCGGGCGGCATGTCCTGCAACCCGGCAGGGACACCATCGTCGCCAACGGAGCCAAAGACCCTGCGCAGCCGAAGGGTTGGGCGCGGGTAGTGACCTCGGACCATCCGTGCGCGTTCTGCGTGCTCATGGCGTCAAGGACGAACCTGTACAAACCCCCGGCGCGCTTTTTGGCCAACGCGGACCGCTACCACAAGAAGTGCTCATGCATCGCTGTTCCGGTGTTCAACACCGGACCGCCGTCGCAGCAGGGTCATTTCGACATGTACGACAAAGCCGCCGCTAACGCGGGCACCCGCTCGGACCCGAAAAAGGTGCTCGCTGAGATGCGGAAACTGTACGACCTGAAATAAGGCTCACCCCGAGGTGGGGTAGCGAAAACCATTGCCCAGGAGGCAAAGCCGTGCCATCACCCGCCGATATGCCCGGTGCCAAACCGGAGCCCGACGCCATCGTTGACGATCCGACGCCTGTTGCAACGGCGCCGGCTGAACCCGATGCCAAACCGAAACCTCCACCGTGGGGCTCTGATGAGGACTTCAACCCTGAAAAGGCATGGAAGCTGATTCAGAATCTCCGCACCGAGACCGAGCAGTACAAGAACAAAGCCCAGCCCATTCTCGAAGAGCACGAACGCCTACGGCGCGCGTCGCAAACCGAGTTGGAGCAGGCCCGCGAGGACATCAACGCGCTGTCGGCGCGCGAGCAGGCTTGGCGGTCGAAAGCCGTTTCCGCAGAGGCGAAGTCTCACGCGGCGACGTTCATTGACGCCGACGCCGCTATGGCGCTGGTGGGCGATCTGTCCAACCTCATCACCGAGGACGGGATCGACTCCGACGCCATCGCGGCACGCTTTCAACAGCTCGCCGCGGATAAGCCGCACCTTGTGAAACCCGATCCCACCCCGCCCCGGTTCACGCCGAACCGCGCGCAAGGCCAGTCAGGCACCGGCCAAATCCCGATTGACGCACAGATCAGCGCCGCCCAGGAGCGCGGCGACCTGATGACGGCAATCGCCCTCAAACAAGCACGACGCTACAACCAGTAAGGAGCATGACCCATGTCCGGTTTGACTGGCATTGGAACGACTTTCAACGAGCCCAACTATCACGGCGAACTGTTTGCCCTGTCTCCCACCGAAACCCCGCTACTGTCGATGACGGGCGGCCTCTCGGGTGGTCGGCAGTCCTCGTCCACTCAGTTTGAGTGGCAGACCTACGACCTTCGCAGCCCGGACATCCGTCCCCGCCTGGAAGGTGCCGACGCGCCGACCGCTGAAGGTCGCGTTCGCGCCAACGTGTCCAACATCGTGCAGATCTTCCAAGAGTCGGTGGCGACCAGCTACACCAAGATGGCCGCGTTCGGGCAGTACAGCACCGCCGCTTCGGCGCCGTTCGTGTCCTATGACGGCCTCGGCGTTGGTAACCCGGTGGCCAACGAGCACACCTGGCAGGTGGCGCAGTCGCTGACGCAGATCGCCCGAGACGTGAACTACACCTTCTGGCACGGCAAGAAGGTTGTTGCCACGGACAACACCGTGGCGCGTCAGACCGCCGGCCTGCTGTCGGTGACCACCACCAACGTCAGCTACGGCAGCGCCGCTGTCACCGCCGCCTCGGCCACTGACACCATCACCGCCAACGGTCACGGTTTGGCCAACGGCGATCAGGTGTCCTTCGTCTCCATCGACGTGGCCACCAACATCCGCCCGGATCGAACCTACTTCGTGGTGTCCTCGACCACAAACACCTTCAAGGTGGCTACCTCCGCGGGCGGCACCGCGCTCACCTTGGGCACCGCCGCCCCGGTGTATGTCCGCGTCTCGGGCACGGGCGCGGTAGGCATCACCGTCGACGGCCTGAACGCTTTCATCCAGTCCATCTTCGACAACGGCGGTCTGGCCTACGGCGACACTCGCACGCTGTTTGTCCCGTCGATCCAGAAGACCCGGCTGACCAAGGCTTACGCCACCGCGTACGGCTCCAACGTCAACGGTGCGATTTCCGAGACGCAAACCAACGTCGGTGGCGTCAACGTCGACACCCTCGTAACGGACTTCGGCAAGCTGAACATCGTTGTCGAGCGCGCCCTGCCCAAGGACTGCATCTTCGCCGCCTCGGCAGAGCAGGTTCACCCGGTGTTCCTCAATGTGCCCGGCAAGGGCGTGCTGTTTGAGGAGCAGCTGGCCAAGACCGGCGCGAGCGACAAGACCATGGTCTACGGCGAGATCGGTCTGTGCTACGGCTCTCAGCTTTCCCACGGCGTGTATCGCGGACTCGCGGTCGCCTAACTCATGTCCTACGCCACCGCCGCCGACTTGGCGGGCTACTGGCGTCCACTGTCGGACCTGGAAGCAGCACGGGCAACCGTGCTGCTCCAGGCCGCAGCGGATCTCATGGACGAGCACGAAGGCTCGGACGGCTTCGTGTATACCGCGCGCAAGTGGGTGTCTCTGGACATGGTCAAGCGGGCCATGATCGGCATGGACGGGATCACCAGCCAGTCGCAGGGCATGGGCGATATGAACGTCTCACAGACGTTCGCCAATCCGATGGGACGCCTGCGGTTGGAGCCGCGCGAGTTGCGCCGACTCAAGGGATTAGGTGCGGAGTCGCGGCTTTTCAGCCTTACCGGAACCAACCACGTCCGCGTTCCGTACACGGTGTGGGGTTACCAGTACGCCTCCCAAACCGATGGCGCTATCACCCCGGCACCCCCCGGATAAATGGCCGTCATTAATCCCGCTTTCACGCAGACCATCACGCCCAGCCGGCCAGTGGAGAACTTCGGCGAGGAAGCCTTTACCTCCCTTCCCTCCACCCCCGCCGTGGTGTCACTGTCGGCGCCGTCGCACAAGGGCGGCACACAGTCACGGTTTGTCATTTACGGCACCGTGTTTGTTCCCCGCGGCTATGACCTGAAATCCAATGACCGCTTTACGTATCAGAATTTCGTATTCCGAGTGACTGGGTGGCCGCGAGGCGATCAGCCGCAAGCCTTCACCGGGGATGACTTCGGCTGGGTGTCGTTCATGATTGAGGCGGCACCGTAATGGATGTCAACATTCCCCACCCCAACGAGGGGCTGGCCGAATGGTTCATGGGGCCGGAAAACCGCCGCATCATGGACGAGATCGCCACCAAGGCGGCACTTCTCGCGCAAGCCGAGATCCACAAACGCACCGGGGCCCTGTCTGCGTCGGTGAACGCCAACGTCGACATCGGCGGTCACCACAATGACCGCTATGTCGCCGACGTGACCATCGGCGGAACCGTCGACTACGGCGCCTCCTACGAGTTCGGTACATCCAAGGGCAACGAAGCTCACCACGTCGCCGACGCGGTACTTGGCCAACTTGGGGAGTACTGATGTCGGTATCCCTGCCAGCCTGGTATCACGGCGGATTCCCCGACGCCGAGAGGCTGATGTCGTCGCTGTTCTCCCCGCTGATCGGCGGTGTGGATGTGGTGCCGTGGTTCCCCAAGCCCTCCGAGTATGTTCCGCACCTGGAGAACGGCGGGGCGTACCTTCGCGCAGCCCGCACCGGGGGCTCATTCAACTTCGATGAGAACCGCGACGAACCCCGAGTGCAGATCGCCGCGCTGTCGAAGTCCCGCGCGCAGTCGTGGGAAATCATTGAGTTTGTCCGACAGACCATCTGGTCGTTTAAGCGCGGCGCGCTCGTTCCCGGCACGCAAACCCAACTGCAAACGCAATCGGAAGTGCTTGGGCCTCAGTTGATTCCCGAGAACATCGTCGAGCCCAGGTTGGTTCCGGCGACATTCGCACTTCACACCTGGAAGCCAGGACTTACCACATACCGCCAGGCCCTTGGCCTGTAACTGAAAGGCAAACCCATGCCCGGAATTTCCTCATATCAGGCCGGCCAGTCCGACCTTGAACTGGCTTCCGCCGATTGCGCGGTTCTGCTGCGCCCGGTCGGAGCCGTGCTCACCAACCTGGAAGACGCCGCAGCCGGCGGTCTGGATGCCGCCAAGATCGGCCCCGGAAGCGGGTTCATCACGGTCGGCAACTTCACCAAGAAAGACGGCTTGAAGTTATCCAACAACCCGACAATCAACGAGATCAAGAGCCACGGCAAGGGCTCACCGACCGCGCTGATCGCGTCGGAAGCCGAAAAGTCGATCACCTACACGCCGCAGGAACTGTCGCTGATCAACCTCAAGAACGCGTGGGGGTTCAGCGACGATCAGGTGTCGGCGGTGTCGTCCAAGGGCGGCTACACCATCCAGATTCCCGAGCTGCCAAAGAACACCTTCTACCAGGCCGTCGTGCTGTCGTGGACGAGCTACCAGGGCTTGGACATCTACAAGTACTGGCTGTTCAACAAGGTGAGCATCGGCAAGCGCACCGATGTCAACCTGATGGACTCCGACGTGATCACTCACGGTGTGACGCTGGTGGCGCAGGTTCACCCCGCACTCCCCGGCGTTCCGGTCATCTTCGGCGCTGCGGGTGCCGGTGTTGCGGCTCTCGCGTCGGCCACTCGCGACGGCTCGCTGTACCCGGTGGCCACCGGAATCACGGTCACCCCTGCGACGCAGACCGTCACCGCGGGCGCGGGCGTCAACCACACCAAGCAGCTGGTCGTCAAGGACTCCAACGGCGCTGACCGCACGGCGACTGCGACCTTCGTCTCTGACACCCCGGCCAAGGCCACCGTGTCAACCACCGGTCTGGTCACGGGTGTTGCAGCGGGTACCGCATCGGTGACCGCGACGTATCTCGGCTTCACCGCGTCGTGCGCGGTGACAGTCTCCTAAACCCCCGGAGGCATGGGGCCAGCCCGCCGGCGATCCCGGCGGGTTGGCCTCAACAATCACAACCGAAAGGCTGCCCAGGATGGCACCGCGCAAACGGCTGGTGAGCACCGGCCCGTTTTCCGAACGACTGCTGAAACTCCAGTTAGAGACTGGCGTATCCGAACCGTACAAAATCACCTCCGATCTTGTCGTGGAACCGCCGACGAAAGCACGCGGCACCGCGATGAGCGAGGCCGCGACACGCATGGGCATTCTTCAAGCCCTGTTGTCGCAGGCCATCAACCAGTCAATTCCGCGGCCCGCGCGCCCGGACTACACCGCACCCCTAGACGAGCAGGACGCTTACGCCAAGGCCGTCGAGCAGTGGGCCGCCGAGGTGGAGCGGCACGACGAAACCACCAACGCCGTAGCCGGGAAGATCGGCGAAGCCGAACTGGAATACAACCGAGCCTTTTTCGGGGACGCCTATGACGATGTCATGGCGTTCTTTGAGGACAAGCCGCAAAAGTTGTGGGATGCGTTCGTCGTTGACATCAAAACCGACTTCCTACCCCCACAACCCGAGAACGGTATCTGCCCGACCTGTGGGCACACCGATGACGAGACAGCGGGAAAAGCGCCCGAATCCTCGATCTGATCTCCCGTTACTGGGACGAGATTGAGGCAGACCTTTCCCACTTCCACACCATCGACGCGCTGGATTGGGTGCGCGGCGACCGCCCGTGGGAACAGTTTGACCGCTTGTGTAGGGATGTGGCGCAGCGGCAAGGCTCCCGTCTGCGGGCTAGCCAATTGCGCGACCCGGCTTACCTCGCCGAGATGGAACAGCTCATAGAGAAGCAGCCGAAAATCGCGGAGTCACGCCCAACGCTGGAAGCTTGGACCCCCGAGGTTGAGGCCCTGCACATGGTGGCCAACGACATTCGGATCATGACGCAGATCCTCGCCAAGGTGGAGCTGAGCCTGCACCAAGGCCCCGAAACCCCCGCGGACATCATCGCGGCCCGTAAGAAAACCATCAGCTTGTCGAAAATCGCCGAAGTGACCGGAGGGGAGTGACCGTTGACGGAGTACAACGCCGGCGAAGCTCGACTTCGAATTGTCCCTGACGCCAGCCAGTTCCGGCAGAAGCTAGAAGCCGAAATCCGGCGGATCAACGCCGAGCTTCCCGTCGAAGCGAACACCCGCAAGGCCGCGGAGCGTATCGACATGTTCCGGCGGGAGCAGTCCGCGCGTGATGTCAACATCACCGTTGATGTTGATACCCGTAGGGCAACTGCGGAGATGGCATCCCTTCGGGCCGAGTTGGATAAGTTCTCGGCTGGCGCACTAGGCACCGGGAAGTCGCTGAAGGACTCGTTCAGTCTCGCGGGTGCGGCGGCGTTCGCGGCGTTCAACCCGGCGGTCATCAGCAGTATCGCCAGCGTTGCCCAAGCGTTGCAGCAAGTTTCGCAGGCTGGTTTAGTCATCCCTGGTGTGATTGGTGGCGCTGCGGCGTCTATCGGCACGCTGACGTTGGGCATGTCGGGGATGGGTGACGCCATCAAGGCAGCGGGTAAAGCTGCGGACGGTTCAGCCAAAGACGTTCAGGCGTATAACGATGCGCTGAAGAAGCTTTCGCCGAATGCCGCGGAAACCGTCCGGGCCATCGCCGATCTTAAACCGGCGTTCGATGACATCAAAAAGTCGGTTTCCGGTGACATGTTCGACGGTATCGGCGCGTCGATCCGGCAGCTTGCCGCCGCTGATTTGCCGGTGTTCAAAAAGGGCCTGACGGGGATCGCGCAAGCGTTTAACACAGATTTCAAGCAGCTTGGCGTCTCCTTGGGAGATGGCAAGACACAGAGCATCTTTGACCGCCTGTTCGGCAACACCGCGGACGCGCAGACCCGCGTAGCCAAAGCCATAGACCCGCTGGTGAAGGGGATCGGCACGCTGGTGGCGGGTTCTTCGGATGCCCTGCCCCGGCTGGCTGATGCGTTGGGGACTGTCGCGACCAGGTTCGACAAGTTCATCGAATCGGCCGACAAGGATGGGCGTCTGGCGAAGTGGATTGACGAAGGACTGAAGGGCACAACCAAGCTCGGCGAGTCCGTCCTGAATATCGGCAAAGCCTTTACCGCGATCACCAAGGCGATGGGCGGCGGTGACGGGTTCCTCGGTGGGTTGGAGCGTGTCACCGGGAAGATGCAAACGTTTTTGAACTCCGATGAGGGGCAGGACAAACTCAAGCGCATGTTCGCCGCGGGGCGGGCGGAACTTGAGCAGTTGAAGCCCATCGTTGATAACTTGGCGAAGATCCTCCCGGCCATGTTTGACGCGGCGCAGAACAGCGCAAACATATGGTTGCCGACGCTCAAGGTAATCACTGACATTCTGGCCAGTGACCCCGAGCTTGTTGAGGCGGTTACATCTGCGTTCATTGCATGGAAAACCATTGATGGCATTGCCAGTCTCCTGTCGACACTGGGCATACTCAAAAACGTTCTCGCAGTCGATCTTCCAGGCGCGGCCGCGACCGGCGCGGCGGGCATCAGCCGTGCGCTAAGTGTCGTCGCCATACCGGCTGCATTGCTGACAATCATGCAGTGGGAGCGCAGCCACGAAAAGCAAGCCGCGATGGACGCCGGTAAGACAGACATGGCGCCGATTGGGCCGCGCGGGATGATGGTCCCAGTTGCGCCCAGCGCGTCCAGCATCCCAAACGTCATCGGCGGCAACGGACCTCACGGCGAGCCTGCCTGGACAACCGGCGGCGGTGGTGGTTTCGCCTCCGGTGGCATGGTGTCCGGCCCCGGAAACGGCACCTCCGACAGCATCCCGGCGCGACTATCCCACGGCGAGTTTGTGGTTAACGCGGCTAGCACGGCAAAGAACCGCGCACTGCTGGAGTCGATCAACGGCTACGCGGGCGGCGGGCTCGTTACCCCTACCGGCCCCGCGCCCGTCCCCCCTCCGCTACAGGCGAGCATGGGCAGCATGGCGCAAGCCGCGCTCGGCCCGCTCGGCGGCATGTTGGGCGGCGGCCCCATCGGCAACTTCGTCAACATGATCAACGCGCCCGCGCCCGACCCCGGCACGCAGACCGTGTCCCAGCAGATGGGCATGACCGGGCCAACCGCATTCGGCACCCCTGAGGGAAATTTCATGCAAGCCGCCTCAGTTCTACCTGGGCTATGGGGTGCGTTGGCGTCGATGAACTCCCCAGACCCCGCGGGAAACATGATGAACTGGGGCACCAACACCGTTGGATGGCTGAGCAACTTCGCCTCCAACACCATGAGCAGCTTCGGCTCCAGCCTGCTCGACGGCGCTCTGGGTGCTGTCGGGTTGCAGCAATCCATCCTGTCCCCAAGTAACCCGTACACCGGAGCGGTGTTACAGGGCGCAAACTTTGCCCTCGGTGGCAGCGGACCCATCGCGGGGCTGATGAACAGCAAGGGTGGCGGCGGCTCATCCGGCGGTGGCGGCACGTCGCTGGCCAGCTCGGGCGGCGACATGGGCGGCATGGGCTTGTCAAGCATGTTCGGCGTCAACCCCGGCGGCGGATCATCCGGCGGCGGTGGAAGTTTGCCACTGAACTGGAAGACCCTCGACGCGCTCGCGGCACAGAACGGTCTGTCGATGACATCCGGGTATCGCAGCCCCAACGGCCCAACTATCGCCGGCGTTGCAGCAGTCAAGTCCTATCACGCACTCGGGCGGGCGCACGACTACTCCAACGGCACGCGCACCCCGCAAGAACTTCAGTTCGCCATGTTCATGGCCCAGAACTACGGGTCAAAGCTCAAGGAACTGATCTACGACGATCCAAAGTTCAGCTACACAATCCACGACGGGCAGGTAGTCGGCCCGTTCGGCGCGTTCTACACAATGGGGAAGGCGGGCGACCATACTAACCACGTTCACGTCGCGTTTGACACGGGCGGATGGCTGCAGCCCGGAAAAACGTTGGCGCAGAACAACACCAATCACCCCGAGCTGATCGTCAACAAGCAGGGTCAGCAGAAACTTGCCGATCAGGGCATTAACCCGTCGTCGCTGCTAGAGCCCGGCGCACCTGGCCAACCCCCATCCTCCCCGGCTGACACCGCGGGCAAGCTCCTTGACTCCGCGAAACTCCCCACCATCGGCGCGGCCCCGGCTAGCCAAGATCACAACCTCTCGGCCATCTCTAAAGGTATCAGCGCGGGTGCTTCGGCTATCGGCAACCTCGCCTCCAGTGCCATCGGTGCCGGGATGGCGGCGGCCGGCGCCCCTGGCGGCGGTGGCGCGGGGGCTCTTGCCTCGACAGCCATCCAGATGGGCGGGCAGCTGCTTTCCGGGGCGGTCAACCTGGGCTCATCCCTGCTCGTCGGCTCTGTCCCGGGATCGTTCGGCGGCAGTTCGGACCGCGCATATGGCAAGCCGATCCACTCCGCGCCGCAGCCCGCCGCACCTCCAGTTAGCGCCACGACATGGAACGTCAACGGCGTCTCCGACATCAGCCGGCTCATTCAGGAGGTCGATTTGCGCGACGCTCAGCACCGCGCGGGCCTGGCGAAGTGGGGCGGGTAGATGCTCAGCGGATACTCGCACACCGACACCGTTGACGTGATCGGCGCAAACGGCGACTTCTGCCGCATCTCTCACGATGACATGTCATGGGGGCCGGTCCTCGCGCCTGGATCTACCGGGCTGTTTGAGATGCCGATTCAAACGAACTGGGGCAGCTACGGTTTCGGCCAGTTCTACCAATCATGGAAGCCCAAGCGCCGCGACGTGGTGTGGACCGTTCACGTCGTGAACCCGCAAACCGGCTCACGGCTGGATCAAGACGCCGAACTGTGGCACATCATCTACAGCCGTTGGCGGGCCATGTTCTCCCCCACCAAGGAGGCCACCATCGTCTACGGGTCGATGGATGGCGAGCGCCGGCTCAGCGTGCGAACGGTCCAAGAACCGAAACCGTTCTCAGCTCAGAACTTTGAAGGCGGCGACCCGCATAGGTGGTCCTACGGATCTCTCGTGCAGACGATGGCCGCCGAACTTCCGTTCTACGTTGGGGCATCGGACACCTACGCTATTGAGTTCACCGGGGCGGGGAACTTTTGGGGCAACCTCCCGTTCCACAACCCTGCCACCATTGACATTTGGCCGGAATGGGAACTGACGCACGGCGCGAAATACATTTTGCCTGACTACTCGTTCGGCTCAGAGATCTACGGGCGCGGCATCATGGACGCCGGTAAAACGGTCCCGACGCCGAAAATCCTAGACGGCGACGGGTCGGTTTCGGTGTTCACCCGCCCCGACAAAGAGACCTACATCAGCGAGAACGAAACCCCAGTTGGGTTGCGTGCGGCTGGAAAGGATTTTGAGTACCCGATCCCGGCCGGCATGGGAACGTCGTCGTCAAAGTCGCCCAATCCTGGCTGCGTTGTTCGCGCGTTGGACGTGGCGGATGGGTGCGCCATCAAGCTGACGTTGCCGCGATGGTACGCCGAACCGTTCTCCACTCCGTTGGTGGTTTAGGTGCCCGGTCTAGTTGATCTGGTCAACACTCGCGCCATCACCGACGAGATTCGCCGTCAACGAAAAGCGTTGCAGCGCGCACTGACTGAGGTGTCCATTTACACCAACCCCCCAACAGGGCACGGGCTGGTGTTTCGGGGCCGGTTCAACGTCCTAGATCTGGTGAAGTACGAGTTTCCCCGCCGAGACAACATCTCCTCATCGGGGACAATCAAGGTCCGAGCTAACCACTTCCTCGCCAAACTGATTGCGTCAATCCCCAACGACTCCGACGAGCGCAAGAACGTCATCATCCGCGCCGACCGTTTCGGGGGCGCGTGGCGGTGGACCGGCCTGCTGCACCACTGGCAAATCGAAACCACCGATGGCGTTGACTACCTGACAGTCACGTTCAACGACGACCTTCAGATTCTGCAATATCTGCTGTGTCCGCCGAACCCAATGTTGCCGATCCCGGTGTTTCAATTCCCGCGGGACTATTTCGTCTTTGCGCCAGCCCGCTGGGGTGCATCGGTTACAGCCCTCATCAACGTTGCCCGCAAGGAACTGTCGCTTTTCAATCTGCCCGACGACCCGTTCGACCTTCAGTCGTATGTTGATGCGTTGGACACCCGAACATGGCAGGTTCACGTCAAGTGTCCAAGCTTCGTCAACGACCCATCCCTGTGGGGTGTGTTCGCCAGCCGAATGAATTCCGTTGATTCGGTGGTGGCGGACGCCATTGACGACGCCCAGGTGTCAACGATCTATCGGCGCATCTTCACCGCCGAAGGCGAAACCGTCACCGGCCTGCTGAACAACGACATCGCCAACGGCGCCCTGGTGATTGAGTTTGTTGACCGGTCAGGGTTTTCCCGCGACGGCGGAACTTTCCTGTCGGGTAACGCATGGCAAGGGTTTGAGCGGTCGGTACTGACATGGACGGCAGGGTTCATTGAGGACACCCTGACATTCGTCACCGACAATGAAACGCTGTACCCCGACGAGTATTGGCAGCAAGGATGGATGGCGACACTCGCATCCGCGCCGGGTATCTGCATCCGCGATTCCCCGTGGAATGACCTGCGATCTGTCGTTACGCACTCTCCGGCCACGGCGACGGAAATAGTTGTGGGTGGTGATAACCCGCTGGCAGACTCGCTGATCAAGCTGACCATTGAGTCAATCGGCAACCTAGTCGGCTACTTCCTCCTGGTTGGCTTTGACTCCCTCGGGACCATCACCGCCGACATTGTTATGCCGTTCCTCGTGGGGACCGTGGCCGCATGGGATGTATTTAAAAACTTCGGCAGGGCGCAGGAATTGGGTTGGGTGCACCTCTGGGATGTGTACCAGTCGGGCGCCGAGCAGAACGCCTGGTCAATCTCCGCGCTCGCCGTTGGGCGAGGTGGCATGAAGGACACCGCGGCGGAAACCTCACACAGCATGGTCATTGATGAATCAACCTGGCTGATGCCCGGTTTGCATTGCGACATCGGCGACCGCATGGGCTCAACATCAGGGGCGTTGCAGCGCATCGGAATAGACCTGATGTTCGTCAACCAGATGAAAGAAATGGTTTTGACCGGCGATCAGACCGGGGCCAGCCAATTTGTCATGAAGTGCGGGCAGAACAAAGCCGCCATGTCTCGGGGTGAACGCGACGCCCGACGCATGAAAAAAGCCATGGACAAGATCGCCGACATCGGCGTTCACCTAATCC